GGCAAATCGTTAATAATTTTCCTTGTTGTGCTTTACACCATGCTTGTCATCAATATACTTGTGCACCCTGCGAAATGTTACAAGTCTACCAATAGCAAAAGCTGCCCCAAGCCAAACGGTATTCCAGAAAAATTCAGCAATAACATGCTCAATGCCAAACATAACCTCAAATAAGTGTTCTAGTTCAGAATGGTTATCCATTATTACTCCTTTGTTGGATTAGCTTTTTTGCTAATAAGATTAATAGCATCTTCTATGTATGCTGCATAGTGTGGATCTTCTTTTCTTGCAGTGTAAAGCTCTTGCTTAAATACACCAAGAATGGCATACATGCCATCTTCGTAACCACGTTCGTAATCTTCTGACCAATCAATATCTGGTATGCTCATTGTAAATCAACTCCTTGTTAGAATATTATAATTATAGCTAAAATTGGGGTATTTGTCAATAGTCTACACAGGCCAAACATAATCGTATGACTGTGGAGCTCTACCAGTATCCTCATCCCAATTAAACTGAGAATACCATTCGTAATCTTTAGTAAGCAATGCTAGGCGATGACTCTTTGCAACTTCTTGATATAGGCTAGACTCTGTAATCCAAGTTGGTGGAGTCTTGTCTGAAGACACAAGGTCATGGTTTACTGCTACTCTCAAAGTTTCTGCAGCTTTATCCTTGATTGTTGTTTTGTATCCACGTAAAATCCATTCGTCAGTCATAGCAACGATGTAGTTAAACAAAGATTGTTCATGACCCCTCCACATTTTAACAGCAGGATGGTTAGACCAACCTTTAGAAACCCTGTGGTCTCCAGCTGGATCTAGTTGTAGCAGGTTCATCATAATCTGCCAACCTTCAAGGGCTTGCTTGTTTAGTCTTTTATTATCTAATACTTTGGCTATGTCAGCAAAGTTAGTGCTAGCAATGGGTACAAAAGTTTGCATTACTTGTCATCCTCTTTATATTGATTAACTCTACTAACACCAGCAATATAACCTTTTTGCCATGCTAAAGCTTCTAGATCTGTTGGCTGGTAGCCAATGTCCTCTACCCATTTGACCATGTCTATCTTGGCATTTTTAACTATTGCTGTGGCCTGTCTGTCAGCCTTACGCTTTTCTTGTCTATTCACTATATCCTCCACTACATATTTTACATCAAAAACAACAAAACGTCAAGTCTGCTATAATTAATATATGAATGAATGCCCTTTTTGCTACCATGA